CCTCGCTGTCCTCACCGAGCTCCTCGTCGCTTGCGGCGAGCTTCTGCCACTGCTGCTGACGCGGCGTGAGCAGCGACTCGAGCGCGGCGGCGAACTTCTCGAGCGCGAGCGCGGCCGTCGCGTCGAGCATCTTCTCGGTGCGCTTGTCGCCCTGCTGACGCTGCGTCGTGAAATCAGCGCCATGCGGCCAGACGCGATCCTTCACCTCCTGCCAGTGCGAGTCCCAGGTGCTGCGCTCGGACTTCAGGCGGTTGAATTGGCGTAGCAGCTCTTGTACGTCGGGCTGCGCGCGTCGGATTGGGAGCTGGAGAACGGCAGCGGCCATCAGCTCTCGCAATCCTCATGACTCACGACTACCCGGCAATTGACCGGCTCGTACTTGCCGTCCGAACTACGCCGATACATGAACGGCGTGTGCCAGACATACCGACAGCCACAGCGGCGCCTGCCCAGATTGAAGTTCAGTCCACCGGGACGGAGATTCAGCTCGTAGTGCTTCATTGCCTCCGTGCAGCCGTCATCGATCAGGATGGGCGCTGGTGTGATTTTTAGCGCGACCTCTGCTGCTGTCACTCACGCCCCCAGGAGGACCTTGGCGCCGGTGCTCGCCGGCCGCGACACGCCGAGCGGCCCCGACAGAATCGTCGATGCGCGTCCTTTCCCGCGCTGGCGCAGGCGTTCTCGTTCGGCCGCGCGCGCCGCGGCGTCACCGCTTGCGAGCGGACTCGGCGGAGACGGCAGCTTCTCGGGCGACGTGCTCGGGGCGAGCGCCTTGGAAGCAAGACTGCCTGCGCCTGCGGTGAGAGCGCCTGTGAGAAGCTTGCCCGTCAAACTCGAGCCAGCCACTGGCGCGCCGGCACTTAGGCTAGGGGCGGCGATCCCTCCCGCGAGAGCCGTGCCTCCACCGGGAAGAGCGCCTCCGACGGCGGTCGGCGCGGCGAGGCCCGTTGCCTCCGCCAACGCAGCCTCCGAGAAGCCGGTGCCGAGCGCAGCGGTGTTGACACCTGCTGCGGCAGTCGGAGCCGCTGTGGCCGCCGACGGAGCGATCGCTGACGTGAGCGCGCCGCCCACCGTGCTGCCGACCGTGCTGACGGCGGATGTCACTGCCGCCGCCGCCGCCGCAGCGGCCTGCTGGGCCGCGAGAAGTGCCGCCGCCGCTAGTGTTTCGAGTCCCATGTCATCCACCTCCCAGCAGCTTGTAGCTGCCGAACTCATCCTCGAGCCAGCCGTAGCGCCGAAGGTAGCGCCGCATTGCCTTCACTGGCATGTTCGGCGTCTCGCGTGGGATCAGAGAGTAGAGCTTCGTTGCGCCCAGTGCTGCGCCGAGTCGCTCCAGCTCACGAGCCGTCTCTCTCGTCAGCGCTCGCCCTCGCTGACGCGGATCTGCGATCCCATGCACGGCTAACACGCCTTCGGGCACGAACCCATAGGGTGCTGGCACGTTGTCCGGAAGCGGCTCGATGAACCAGACGACGGCACGCCCGTTCGTGAACCAGCGTGCATAATCTACCTCGCGCTGTGACACAGGACGCGGGTAGCCCCACTCCATCACGACTGAGGCCCACCGCGCGATCTGATCGGAGTGGATCTCGATGCTCGTCACTACGTCACCGGCCGCGTCACGAAGTCACCGCACCAGCAGTCCGCAGATACGGTCGGGAAGCCTTTCCCCGTGGGCGCTTTCGCATGGCACTCGGCGCGAGCGCGGCCAGGATTGGAGTAGAACGCGCAACCAGAGCAGGCATGAGCCGTCATGAACGGGAACGGGTCGGCACTGTGCGCACCTTGCATGTCCCGGACTAACTTCTCCGCAACTGCTCCAGCGCCGCGTGAGATCTCCCAATCCTCGCCGGGCTGGATGAACCCCGTGGGCATGGTCGGCTGATCGTGAGCCACGCTACGTCACCGGCTCCCGCACCTCTGGCGCCTTCGCGTCCTTGTCGAACTTCGGCCACTTCTTCGGCCTCGCACCCGGCCCCGCTGGGTCCTGCTGATGTCGAGACGCGCCGCCGCCAGCGTGCTTCTTGAACTTCCGCGCGATCATGTGGTCCGGGTACTGACACCCGTGCGACAGCTCATCGCCCTGGAACAGACTCCCGCAGATCGAGCAGACGGGCATCACTTCGCTCCTTTCGCCTTGCGGCGTGCTTCCTGTTCGGCCTTCGCCTTCTGCTTGTCATCCCACTCCTGCAGCCGACGTCCAGCCCTCTTGTCGGGCACAACGCCTCGCGCACAGATTTGGCAGTCGTTCCCGACAATCACCGCGGAGCAAGTCGCGCAAACGGGCATCAGCGTGCTCCTCTCTTCATGGCCTTGCGGAGCGATTCCGTCTGCATGTCGAGCACCGGATCGTTCGCGCTCGTGAGCTTCTGCATCTCGGTCGCGGGCACGGCTGGTCTCGACGCTTCAGCGGCCTGCCGCGCGTCCTCAGCTTCACTCGCCTTCGCCTCTGCGGCACTCCGTCGCTGCCGCGCACCTGGATTGTTCAGCGTTCCCATTCGCTCCTCCTTGCGCCCGCGGGCGCTTAATCCATTGCACGCCGCTGTAGATTCCGCGCCTCGCCATTCTTCGTCCACCACGCTTGCCACGAGCAGGTCTTGGAGCAGAAGAGGCGCCTGGACATTGGCAGAGACTCGAACAATGTAGAGCAGTGAGAGCACCGCTTCGCGACCTTCGGTAACGAGCGCCTCTTCGCGTTCAGGGCAGCAGCTCCACATGGGGCATGATGGCGCCTATGTTCGGCACGGCTCATCAAGCGTAAGTTGTACAGCGCGTTGTTACGTGGATCTCCGTCGATGTGGTGAATGTCATGTTGAGGCGGTATTGGACCATGAGCCTCGGACCAGACAGCGCGATGAAGTGACGTCGCCGGTATCGTCTCTTTCGTGACGTAGTAGCCGTACACGTTCCGGTGGTAGTGCATGCCGCCGAACGTGAAGATCGGATGCTTCGCTCCTACGCGTGGTGTAGTTACAAGTATTGGTGTCACGATATTAGTCATCCATTTCTGCGAAGGCCTGCCGCGGCTGGTTGCGCAGATGCACGGTCGGCCGGAGCGCGGTCACGTTCTCGCCACCACCCAAAAGAGCGTATTCCAAGCTCTCGACGTAGTGGCTGAAGTCATTCTTGTCGGGTTCGTCGGTGAATCGTTCGGTGCCAGAGAGCTTCAGTCTCCGGTAGCAAAACCCACCCATCAAGCCCTTCCGCACCATCTTGGCTTTCGGCGAGACGAGCAAGCCCGGCCCAGACGGCGAGAGCCGCGTGCATGGACCTGCGACGGCCGCGCGTCGCAGAGCAGCGACGTTCGACGGCGCCGGCTGGATCGGAATCCCCGCCGCCCGGAGCATCTGCATCGGCGTGTCCTCGGTCGCCTGACCCTTCGCCTCGCCGGCTGGATCGCCCCAGCCGCGCACCAGCATGTTCGGCCACTGCCGATCGAGCCAGCGTTTCAGCTCGGGCCCGAAGATGGACGCGCTCATGTCGGTGCCGCCGAGCTCGTCGATGCAGACCCAGCGCTGTAGGTGCTCGAGATACTGCGTCACGCTCGCCGCAGGAGTTCTCCCGTAGTCGACGCCGACGATCAGCGGGTAGCGTCGGTCCGCCTCGATCGGCTCGCGCGCACCGTGGATCGCATCGACGTACTCGGGATGCACCGGGCGGCCGTCCACGTAGAAGGCGTATTGGTTGGCGAGGATGACCTTGATCCAGTCGTCCGACTTCCCGGCGAGCTGGTGCTCGTAGTAGCCCGGCGGCAGGTTGCGCAGGTTCTCCGCATCAGGGTTCGGCACCCAGCGGCCTTCCCGCATGAGCACTCCGCCCGGCTGGTGGAAGAACTCCCAGCCCGGCGGGCGCTCCTCTTCTGCGAGCCGGTACAGCCAGTGGTCGGTATCCGGCGCGTTCGTGTCCGCCAGCATCCCGTGCCAGGTCGGAGCGACGCCGCCGTCGATCGGCGTTGGGTAACGGCCGTGGCGCGAGTCGGTCATGTCCACGACGGCCTTCTGCAGCTCCTTCGCTTCGTTGAGCCAGGCGCCCGTGACTTGGAAGCCGCGCAGGCGTCGCACCGCATCGGGGCCGTCGAGCCCGAGGAAGATCATCTCGCTCATGACCTTCGTGCCATCCGCCAGCAGAAAGCGCACGGTGAATACGGGCGGCTCGTCACCGCCGTAGCGCATGTCGCCCAGGCCCTCGAACACCGCCATGAAGTCCTTCGCGGTCGTGCTCATCACGTCGCCGCGCGTGTTGCGGATCGCGACCCACCGCGACCGGCGCTCTCGCTGCGCGTTCGGCTCCTGCTCACACATCTGCGCGAGGATGCGCTGCACCGCGCCAAACGTCTTGCCAGATCCTACGGGTCCCCGGATACACGACACACGCGCGCGCGAGCGCATGAAGGCGTTCAGGATCGGGTAGTCTGGCGCGCCGATCGTCACCTCGATGCGGCGCGAGACGGGGTTCGTGATCACGGCGGTCATCGCTGGATCAGGCTCGGCTTCACGGTGGCCACGCCGAGCTGCGTGAGGCAGTCGGTGCAGAACGCGACGCGCAGGACGCGCAGCTTCAGCATCTCGGCCTGCGCGAACTGGCGCTGCCGCTTGCAAAGCTTGCAGGACACCCGCCAGTGCCCGCCCGACATCGCGTGCACGCCCATGCTCTCAAGGCCCTGCACGACGGTCCTCATCGTGTCGTCGTTCATGCAAGCTCCTTTGCCCCGGCACGGAAGTCCACAAGCCGGTCGAGTGCGAGCGCCATCTCACGCGACTGCGGCTCGACCTTGGCGATGTCCTCGAGACTGCGCAGCAGCTCGGCCTCGGCACGCAGAGAGACGAGCACAGCATTCGCGGCGCGTAGCTCGTGCGCGTTCCGCACGGCTTGCCGCTCGTCGCGGCGCTTGCGTGCGCGCGGGCCGAGTGCGCTTGTCCTCAGCACAGAACGGCTCCAGCGCGCAGCACTGACCCGATCCTAAGATCGATCCTAAGAGATACGCTACACCCGCAGAGCCTGGCGCTGCAAGCGCGCTCGATCATGCCCCGATCCGCTGCACGTCGATGACCGGGAGTTCGATAGGCGGCGCAACCGGCCCGTGCCCACTGTAGTCGCGCAGGATCACGAGCGTGCCGATGGTCGTCTTGGACTCCGCGAAGGCACCGACCGCGATGTGCCGGCCGATGAGCTCGAGCGCCTTCAGCTTCTCGAACACGGTCGCGTCGGATTCGCTGATCTCGACGAGCCTCCGCAGCACCCACGCTGCGTTGATGTGCGCAGCGTCGAGCTTCGCGCCGGTGCCCCTGACGAGCGCATCGCAAATCTCAGCGTCCTTCAGCATGCGATGCCCGGTCGAGTACGCGCTACGCGGCGAATACCCTGCTGCAACGGCAGCTTGCGTCGCGTTCAGCGTTTGCAGATACTCAGCCACGAAGCGCTGCTGTCGCGGATTCACGCGCGAATCTTAGCGCACGACCACTAGATGCGGTGCAATTCCATGTTGAAAGTACCGCCGGTAGTGGTCAGGACTGAGCGGCGCCGATAGTGAGCGCGCGGCGTTCGAACTCGAGCCGCATCCCCTTCAGGGCGGCGAGGATGCGGTCCTGGCTTCGGGTATCGTTCCAGGTGACTCTCACCGTGTTCGTGAGCGTGCCACCGGTGCTGAGTGTGGATTCCGAGGCACGCTGCGGGCAGTTCGTGCCGGTGTCGCGCCCGTCGAAGTCGAGGAACCTGACCGCCATCTCTTCCTCCTAGCCGTTCGCCGCGCAGAGGCCTTCTGCGCGCAGCCGTGACTTGAACGCGTCCTCGATGGTGAGGATGAGCCCCAGGATGTCGCTGACGTCGGCCGTGTCGTCCCAGGCGAGGCGGCAATCCCGGCTCACGGCTACGCCGCCGCCGCTGAGGGTGAGAGTGCTCTGCTGCCCGAGCGATGAGTAGCCGATATCGACTGCCTTGGTTGCCATGCGTTTCCTCCTGGTGGTGGAGGCTACCACGAGATTGGGCTGGACGCGCGTGTGCAGTGGCCGTAGGGTTGGAGTGTCCGAGTAGCGAGAGCCGCCGCGCGCATGTTCCGAGGGGCGCATGCGCCGGCGGCTCGATCCCGCCGAGATGCATCCCAAAGGACTCGGGGGCGATCCCGGTCTGTCGGCAGAGATTGCTAAGCATCGCGGGTGCGAGACGATCGTTCAGGCTGAGATGACCGGGCAGCGTCACAAACTCGTCTCCGCGCACGAGTTCTCGGAGGACTAGG